CACTTCGCAACTCTGCAACTATCCATTGCTGTTGAGCGTTGGCGTTGAGGATAACACTTACAACGGCACAACGTCGCAGGTCAATCGCGTCAAAGGTTACGCAAAGTTGGAGCGAAGCGTACCACAGCAATCGCAAGCACCAGTTGCACAACCTCGACAGGATGGGCAGGGTCGTCCTTGGTAGTCAATTAGTTAATCAGTTTCAGTTTTGTTTGTTTGTTTTTGAAAGGTTTTCAGATGTTACGTTTTGTTTTGTCGGTCATGTTGGCGTTGGTTGGTTCGGTTGCTTCGGCACAGACTCCGTTTCCAGTTCGGGTTGTTGAGGCCGGGCAGACGGTCACGGTGCCAAAGGGCAGCTACACGCTCAGTCAGCCTGTTGTGGTGCGATTCGGTGGCACGTTGGTGGTCGAGGCTGGCTCGACAATCGAGGTTGCTCCTCTCGGTGTACCGTTTCAAGTTTTTGGTAATTTGCGAATGCTTGGTTCAGCAGCAGAGCCTGTTGTCGTCAAGCCAATTGGCGGCGGTGTTGTTGGTCAGATTACTACATACTCCTCGATGCAAAGACGACCATCAGTCGAACTGCGATACGTCGAGATGACGACTACACGCAACACGAACTACGAGGTCATCTACCTTGACCGTTGCGACTTTGCGATTGAAGGATGCAAGCTGTCAATCAGCCAAGGCATCACAAATCGCTCTGTGTTACGAATCGTCAACGGCTCGGCAGGGTCGATTGCGAGTACATTGCTTGACGGTCAAAGCGATCTCGATGGAGCGGCGTCGGTTGGTGTAACAATCGGGGCCACTGCCGGTGCGGTGCAATTTAACGAGGTGCTAGTTAGCAACGCAACAACGCCGGTCAAGATTGACAAGCAGTTTGCATTGGTGAGCGGATCTGTTGAGTAGCTGCGAAAGCAGTAGAAGCGGCAACTGCTAAGTGTTGCGAGGATCGTCCATGTGGATCAGTCAAAGAGGGCCCTGGCTCCGTACTGAGCGATACGACAGTATCGCCGATCCTTTGAGCGGCAACTGCTGAGTGTTGCGAGGCGGCAACTGCCTGCATGCTAACAGCATTGAAGTTGCGAGGATCGGCGGCGTGGCGGCAACCACGACGAATGGAATGGACCGTGGTTGTACTCGCACAGTCGACGAGAACCGTATCCAAAACGGCAAGCAGGTTGAAATCCTGCCCGATCCTTTTGGAGGGTAGCATGATGCGTTTAGTTTTATTATTGGCAATGCTCGCAGGATGCCAAGCAAAGCCGGTTGGTTATGAGTTAATGGAGGTAGGTTGTGAGAGTCACAGTTCAAAGAGTTCCGTTTCTGAAGTCGCTCGAAATCGCGGCGTCAATCGTCGCATCCAGGCCGCAAAACGAAGTGCTGAGGTACGTCAAGTTTACTTGCGATCAACAGCGATTCACCCTTGAAGCAACTGACAACGAGTTAGCGATTGTGTGCAACGTGAAGCAATCAATACCGGATTGCTCCAGTTACAAAAATGGCAAAGCCTTGTTACTCCCAGCAAAGGTAATCCCGATACTCAAGGATTGCGGCGGTGAGTCGGTGGATATCGAGGTCGATAGCCAGTTGCGTATTACAACGCAATCGGGCGGGTTTACGCTTTCGATGCCGAATCCCGACGAGTTTCCCTCGGTGAAGATCGACGCGGCAGAGGGAGCGGCAGGTGTACCGGGCGTTGCGTTGGCTGATGCGATTCGCCAGACGATCTACGCAACAGACTTGACGTCTACACGGTATCAACTCGGTGGCGTTCACTTCGACATTGGCGAGCGGCTTACATGCGTTGCAACAGACGGGCGGCGGCTTGCCGTCTCATCCTGCCAGATTGCAGGTGAGGTTGCAGCGGTCAGCGGTATAGTGCCTATTCGACCACTACAAGCCGTTAGCCGCATCATAGCCGCTGAGGGATGCGGAGTTGACGTAATGATCGACAACAGATCAGCGGTGTTCGTGTGCGGCGACATTTCGCTACAAACGCGACTCGTTGAAGGGCGTTATCCTGACTGGCGGAAGGTTGTGCCATCGACAGATAGAGCCTCTACGCTTCGATGCGATGCCGAGAAGTTTCTGTCGGTGGTGAGGCAGGCCGCAATCGTCAACGATCAAGACAGTCGCGGTATCGACTTGGTTATTGCATCCGGCGAATTGACCGCGACTGCGAAGACTGCGGAGGTCGGAGCGTCAAGCGTTGTGATGGGATGCGAAGCGGACACGGCGGCGAAGTTAACCGTCGATCATACCTATCTTGCCGACTTCCTTCGTTCGCTCGGCAAAGAGCAAACGGTTGAGGTTAAGTACAAGCAATCAGGCGATCCGGTTGTATTAACTTCCGGTGACGTTACGGGCGTTATTATGCCGATGGCGAGGAACTAGCATGCGGTGTAGATGCTGCGAAAAGATTCTGTCAACCTCGTATATCAAGAGCGGTGACAAGCATTGCAGTGCATGCTCTAGGGCAATCGCTGCGGGGTCGAGTTATTCCGAGGTAGTTTCGGAAATGGCCGAGATAGCAAAGGATCGAGGTGTTATACTCCGCCTTGAACGCTTGGCAGATCGGCACCGAAACGAAGAGATGCTCGGCATGTCACCGCATCGGGCAGAGCGACTTAATAAAGTACGCGATGGCATCCGTCCAATGCGTCAAAGGCTCAACAACGAAGGCGAATATCAAACTGCTAAATGGTGGTGTTCAACATGCAACATTCCGTTGACCAAGAAGCGTTGCCTACGGTGCGAACTCGCAGCGAGCAGAGCATAGTCGAGGCATTCCGCGAACGCGTTGCACTGATGATTTACGATGGCGGCTTGAGTGAGTTTGACGCGACGAGGGCCGCATATTTTGAACTACGACGGGCAGGGGGCATGGTGCCAACTGCGGTCAGCGAAGAATGGAAACGAGTAGGGAGGTTAACGAAGTGAGTGACAAGATCGAACAGTTTTGGCGACCAGCAACGCCGGATGATGTTGCGATGATCATGCGAACTGGCAAGCCCATTGCGGCGAGGTTTCGCAATCAAGACGACGAAGAGTGGGAGTATAATTGGCTCTGCGGATGGGAAAGCAGTCTCAATTACCTCAATGAGTTAGCTAACCCTCGCAAGCAATGCCAAGTCTACGACCCGCCAGCGTGGTTTGTGAACAAGCCCGATCCCGGCGAAGGGTACAGGCTGTTGGATAAGTTTCCACCAGAAGAGCTGTGGTCTAGCGATGAGGTGTGGAATGACATTGTTAAAGCATGGGATCAGACGACAAGGCTCACGCAATGCGAAAATCTCTGGTATCGCCGACGCATTGAGGCGAACTCTCCAGTAATCTTGGATAATTCACGATCCCGCGACACAATCCCCAGCGGCTGGCGATTGCTCTGCAAGGATGAAGAGCGACTCGCAAGCGATTTATATTGGTCGCAAGGTTGCAATGAGTGGCTACTGATTGGAGATGATCGGGTTGCGATTGCGAACGAGTTGCCGAGGTGGTACGCGATCCGGCAGATCGTTGTGGCTGATTTCTTTTTACTCGAAGGATATGACTACAGCATGCCAGGCGGTCAGACTATCCGCATCACCGAGAAAGGCTTTGAGGTGCTGTAATGACGCAAGCAAAATGCGAAAGATGCAAAGAACTTCGTGGAGTTATTGTCGATCAGGAAATTATGCACCAAACGAGACTCACCGAATTACTCGACAGATCCGGCATGGACATTTCGCCTTGTCGCAAGTGTGGTGTTCCGGTCATATCAATTCCCGACGGTTTAGCACTCTGCAAGCGATGCGCGGAAAAGGCGGGTGAATAAATGACCAACAACGAACAATCCGCAGCGCATCGCATCCTGCAAAAGCATGGCATCGAGCACAAGTTGCAAGGGCATCGCTTGCCATTGACGAGCAATGAGTTTGCAATTGAGATCGGGATAATTCGATGCACTGACTTCGATGACGTTCGTAAGTACATCAAGTTTGTTGCAGGCAGGTACAGAGACGCGGTGATTGACCTAGAATCGTCTGGACTATCCGTCGAGATTGCAGAGGCGGTAAGGAGGGTTGCGAATGCCGATAAGCCGTGAATCGCTTAAAGAGATCGAAATGAACCCTATGCGAACTAGTCGCTGGTCTTGCACAGGACGCACGATCCAAGCAGCGAGGATCGAGCCAAGCAGGGAGATTGAGACATTAACAGCCGACAAGCAAAAGGGCAACGGTTGCCCTGAGGGATTCGGTCTAACGGAGGTTGGAGACAAATGGACAGTGAACTTCAAACTGATGTAATCATCTGCGGCGACAATTGCGAGGTGATGCGAAAGATGCCTAGCGAGTCGATTGACCTTGTCGTCACATCGCCTCCATACGACGACCTGAGAACGTACGGTGGGCATTCGTGGGACTTCTACGGCGTTGCATGGAATCTCAAGCGGTTACTTAAACCGGGTGGGGTTATTGTGTGGAATGTGATCGACGAGTGTAAGCATGGCGGAGAATCAGGCACATCCATGCGTCAAGCGTTGCATTTTCAATCACTCGACTTATTGCTGCACGACACCATGATCTACCAGAAAAAGGGATTTAGTTTTCCTGACTCAACGAGATACCACCAAACCTGGGAGTATATGTTTGTGTTCAGTAAAGGAAAGCCGAAGACGTTTAATCCGATTTGCGACCGCAAAAACGAAACAGCTGGTAAGCCGCTGGGTGGTGATTATAAGCGAGCAAAGGACGGAACGAGTGTACTTCGTCCAGGGTCGGAGGATCGCGGCGACCGCAGAGAGTTTGGGCAAAGGTTCAATGTTTGGATGATGGGCGCAGGATGCGGCCAGAGTTCACAGGACGCTGTCGCTTTCGATCACCCAGCGATATTCCCAGAAGCCTTAGCCCGCGATCACATCCTGTCTTGGAGCAATGAAGGCGATATCGTTCTCGATCCATTTAGTGGGTCAGGCACTACGGCAAAGATGGCAAAGCACAACGGACGCAAGTACATCGGTATTGAGGTGAATCCTGAATACGTTGAGATATCGAAGCAGAGACTTGCGCAGGGAGTTTTGTTTTAGGAAAACAGGTTGGCTCGCCTGGGCAAAGGTGCCTGCGACTTGAACCGCAGGAATCCCGCCAAACGAGCTGGTGCGCGGTAAGTGCCGGTGTCTCACCTAACTACCGCATCAACCTCCACGTCCTGCCCCGAAAGGGGCGGGGCGTTCTTTAATCCTTTAACGTGACGAGTGAGTAAATGGAAAAAGAAATCTACAACGGTCGATACATCGCCTACAGCAACGGTGACATAGCAAACGCGGTAACGGGCAAGATTCTATGCGGCGGCAAGAACTCTAGAGGCTACTTGACCGTGAGTCTCTACGATGGGTCAAGCCCTAAGCGGCCTAGATCGTTCCTCGTTCATCGCCTTATCGCCCAGGCGTTTCTAGGTGACGATGAAGGCAAGCAGATCAATCACAAGAACGGCAACAAACTCGACAACCGGGTCGAGAACCTTGAGTGGGTGACGAATCAAGAAAACGTCGATCACGCTAGATTTGTTCTCGGCAAGGATGGTTTCGGCATCAAGTCACCTCGATGCAAGATTGCACCTGAGATTGTTGAGCGTATCAAACAACGCGACCGAACAGCCCCTTCATGGGCGGCGGAGTTGGGTTGCAGTGCGGATTACATCTATCAAATCAGATCAGGCCGGTATCGGTCGAGAGGGTGACTTTCATTGACTAGGCATATGCCTACGAATTGACGAAAAGTACAATTTAGCGAAATGGTGTGGCAGCCACTACAATACAACTACCCCCGGTCGGTGCATCTAGCGATTCTTCGCAAGGCTGCCACCTTAGCACTGGCCGGGGGGTTTAGTACAGGGTACTGCTATGGCGGGCGATTGGATCAAGATGCGAACGGATCTATACCGAGATCCGAAAGTCTGCCTCATGGCGGACATGCTCAGCGACGAAAAGGGCGAATTGTCGCGTTACGTGTCACAACAAACGCAGCGTAACATGACCGTAACGCGTAACGTAACGCGTAACGCTTGCGTTGGAGCGTTGTTATCGGTGTGGGGTGTTATGCGTCATCGCGGAGTGCGAGTTGATGACGATCTGAAGTGCTTCGGCGTTGGGCTTTGGGTACTCGATGACATTGCCGACATGCCCGGTTTTGGGTCAGCGATGGCAGCGGCTAGGTGGGTTATCGAAACCGACGAAGGCTTAACTTTCCCAAGGTTTTTCGATGAATACAACGTTGAGCCGGACGGAAAACAGAAATCAAAAAACGCGGAGCGACAAGCCCGATACAGGGAGAAAAAGCGGCTTGAATCAGAGCCGGAAAGTAACGTAACAAGTAACGTAACGCGTAACGTTACAGTAACGCCTAGAATAGAGAAGATTAGAGTAGAGAAGAGTATTAATAACCCCCTACCCCCTAAGGGGACAAGCAAAGCCGCTTCGCTAGGTGAGTGGGACATACCGGACGGGTTCGACACTCCAGAGGTGAGAAAAGCTCTCGATGACTTTGAAGCCATGCGAGCGAGCATCGGCAAGAAGATCAAGAGTCGGGCAAACGTGTCCAAATCACTAAGAGGCTATGACAGCCCGTCTCACTTGGTATATGCAATCGAGTTCGCCATCGGCAACGAGTACCAAGGTATCAAGCCTGAGTATCGGCCAAGTAACGTAGGGCAGGGTGGCTACAGTTCACCCAAGCCTAAGAAATCCACCTTGCCTGTAATCGATGAAAACTGGGAGCCTGCCTGATGCCACTACATCCAAGCCACTTTGAGACATGCCGAGCAATCGAGGAGCAGTTGATTGCGGGCATCATCCTACGACCGGGAGACTTCTACGCGGTTGCTGATGCACTCGATAGCTCCGACTTCATCCATCAACCGATGGCGGACGCATGGGCGGCGTTTCAAGCGATGGCGAAAGACGGCGTTGAGTTTCACCGCGAATCGGTAATGCTCTCAGAACTTCGTAAGCGTGGCGTATTTGACAAGATCGGCGGTGATGTTGGATTTGCCGACTTGGTTACAAAAACCGTGCCAGGGCATATCGTTTACCACTCGGAGCAGGTGGCGGAATGGGCGGAGCGTCGAAGGGTGTTGCTAGCTTTGGAGTGGGCAGTGACAGAGGCGTCATCGCTGGCGTTCGATCCCGATAGCGTGGTCAGTAACGCTCAACAGCGATTGCTAAAAGCCAAGAGCATCGGCGGTGAGGACGTTCAGCATCTCGGCGACTTGATGGGCGATTACCTTGAGACTCTCGAAGACGCACGAGCCAACAGGCGGACGGCGGCGGTAGTCCGGACTGGTTTCAGGGAGATCGACATTGCCCTAAGTGGCGGAATACCTTTGGGGTCGTACGCGATCTTGGCCGCCAGACCGTCGATAGGCAAGTCGGCGTTAGCGATGGACATCGCCCAAAACGCGGCGGCGAACGGAGATCAGACGTTATTCGTATCGCTCGAAATGAGCAATCAACAGATCGGCCAGCGGCAGTTTGTAAAGAATGCCGACATGCGGATCAGCGAAATGCAGAATGCAAGTTACACCGATGCCGACTGCTTGCGAATGCTAAAGGCTTGTAGCGAAGCGAAGCAACTACCGCTCTACGTGTGGCAAGCAGCAGGTATCTCGATGGCTCGGATCGAATCTCGGCTACGGGCCGAAGTTGCCAAGCGTGGCGTGAGGTTGGTTATCGTTGACTACCTCGGGCTTATTCGCGGATCGAGTCCGCATCAAAAGATTTACGAGCGGGTTACGCAGATCAGCGGCGAGCTTGCTAGGGTCAGTAAGCAGTTGAACATTGCGTTGCTGGTGCTATGCCAACTCGGCCGAGCGGCGGAAGGGGAAGAGCCTTCGATTAACATGCTGCGAGACTCTGGAGCCATCGAGCAAGACGCGGATATCGTGATGCTGTTGCACCGCGAAAGCCGAGATGCCCAAGATGCCGCAGTGCTATTGGAAAAGCAGCGAAACGGCAAGGTAGGGCGGTTTAACTTGAAGTTTGACGGCAAGCGGTTCAGCGATGCGTTTAAGGACGCGGAAACATTTCACGGAGACTTTTAAATGACCGAAGACGAACAGCAAGACTTAGAGCATTTGCGAGCGTTGCTTGAGTCCCAAGCGAAGCAGATCGAGAATCTAAAAAGACTCTTGAAGGAAAGCGGCGACAGGGTTGATAGGCACGTTAGGCGGAATTTTGAGTTACGAGCGGAACTGGCGAAGTTCGTCAGGGCAGATAATCCAGTTTTGAGAGGGAAAAAGAAATGAGCGAAACGAAGTTTAAGGTTGGTGATTGGGTGTTGGTAATTGACAGCGATAGGGCAATGCACGGGAAGACTGGGCAAGTGCAGCGATACGAAACAGACATGCCGCGTCCGTACCTTGTGCTGTCTACATGCGGGAGTTGTGATGGCTGGTACAGGGGCGATGAGCTTGAACCTGACCCAGCCGTCAACGAACGCTTGATAGTTGACAACGTGAACCATCCACCGCACTACAACCAAGGTTCAATCGAATGCATTGACGCGATCAAGGCGGCAACCGGTAGCGGATTCGTCAAGTATTGCACGGGCAACGTAATCAAATACCTTTGGCGATACGACAACAAGGGAGGCTTGGAAGACCTCAAAAAAGCGGCGTGGTATTTGGATCGATTGATTAAGGAGATGGGCAATGAGTGATGGGTTTCGATATACACCGGGAGTGCCAAAAGGCTGGGAGTTTGTAGGGTTTATAGAGCCGAACCAAGGAGACTGGTTTTTATGCCTTCACACTCGCAAGCCTCGCCAGTGGCCATATGCCGAACGCGGAACAATACTTTTCGCGATTATCCGCAAGGTTGAACATGTCAAGCGATACCGACCGTTCTCCAGTCGAATGGAAGCGAAGCCGATGATTATGGCAAAGGTAATGCGGAAAGATATCGTGGATGTTGCTGAGAACAACCGATTTGAGGTATCAGGACTGCGAAATGACGGAGCTATTATCGGGTGTGTTTTTTACAAATACCGAGATGCGTTTGATGATTTTGTGAAAATGGACGGAACGCCGTTTGGCATGGAGGTGACCAGTGAGTAAGCAGAAAATTCAACCTTGCCCGTTTTGTGGCAACAATGACAGGGAGTGGCTCGGCGTCCTAATCGACGAAGAGGGTGAGCATCGCGTTAACTGCGGAGCGTGCCACGCTGGCGGACCTATAATGCGATTTGCAACGACGGCGATAACAGCATGGAACGAGAGAAAAGCACCAAAAGCGGAGGTGGCCAGTGAGTAAAAACATAGTTCTCGGAATCGACCCAGGCCCAAAGGAGCATGCGTTTGTTTGGTGGGACGCGGACGAGAATCGGGTTGTCGACTTGCAGACGCGACCGTCCTTTGAGTTGCTATTTTCGAGCGACTTAGACAAACTGCTTTGCAAGGTCAACACGGTTGCTTGTGAGTGGTTTGGGAACTACAGCAAAACTGTTGGACAGGAGGTATTCCGAACGGTCGCGTCAATTGGTTGGCTTGCTAGTTCGCTTAACAGACCTGTGCGAATGGTCACGAGACTTACGGCTAAAATGCACTTGTGCCACGATTCAAAATCGGGAGATCCACAGGTCAGGATGGCGTTGATTGACCGCTTTGGAATTCAAGGCACCAAAAAGGCACCTGGCCCGCTTTACGGAGTCACAAGCCATTACCTGTCGGCGTTGGCAGTTGCGGTTTACGCAGCGGAGACTCCAGCGAAGGATGGAGAGTATTGGATTGAGGATTTGCGGAAGCGATCTATCATTTAAGCAAAGTTTGCAATCGCCCTGACACTTGCTACAATGCAGGGAACCAAGGGAGGGTGTAACATGCAAGACTTGCTAAAGTCGAAAAGGTTTTGGGCAGCGGCTGCGGTCGTTGCCGTGATTGTGCTAAAGGACAAGGTGCCTTTGAGCGAAGAGCAGATTCAACAGCTTGTGCTAGCTGTTGGGGCGTGGATTGTTGGCGATTCGATCCGACCTTTGCCTAAGCCCGATGAGGTGGCAAAGTGAGTCTTTTCAAGCGATGCGAGACAGCTTGGAAGCCTGACGACGCGATCCGAATCTACAACGAGACTGGCGGAGATCGTCAAGCATTCCGCAGGGCGTACAGACAGCACGCTAAGACCGTTTACGGCCTCGATCCAGTGACGGTTATCATGCTCGTTCAGATGGCTATCCGTCTCTACTTTTGGGCTAAGGAAAACGGTTTTCTATCCGCGATCCCTCAAGCTCAATACTCCAACGCTCCCTCGGCGGCTCAACTCTACGCAGAGGCCGAAATCGAGGCGGAAGCGAGCGACGATGAGTAAGCCGCAAACGAATTGGCTGCCTTGGATAATTGCGGCTGGTGCGATCTACTTTGCATTCCAAAAGCCTGCCAACGTCGATCCAAAGCCGAAGGACATTAAGGGCGTTGTAGCATCGACCTTGCCTAATATCCGAGCGGCGTACAGGGCGGCATTCCTTGAGGCGGCTAGCAAGATCGAGCGGCGAGAGATTGTCAACCAGGAGCAATGGACGCAGTTTATCGCGGCGAATGCTGGAGCGAAGTTTCGAGAGGGTATGGACAAGGTGTATTCCGCGATTGACGAAATGAAACTACCAGTTGAGTTCACCGGACGCGAAAAAGAGATTGCAGACCTCAACCGAAGAATTGCTGAATCGTGGTAGGCATCATACGCAACGTCATGACTTACATTGAGGCCTGGATATTTGCCGATGACGGGATAGTGAAGGCGTTGTTTCTGGTCGCTATGCTTTGGGCTAGCTTCGGAGCGGGTTACTACCAAGGCCGAAAGGTTGCCGAGCGGGAAGCGTTGCAACAACTGGCAAAAATCATGCTTGAAGAAAAGGCGGCGAAGTAGATGGACTGCAAAGAACTCGAAAATAAGTTGCTGGAACTTGAAGCGAAGCAGGCCCAACGCAACGAGCATTTAGCCGGCGGTATGGTGTTGGCGTTGTTGCTTACTGCGATTGCTTTAATCATTGCGTTTACATCGGCTTTGCAGCATCACCAGCGGCTTGAGCGGCTTGAGCATATGCAAGGCATCGACGCAATCGGGAGGCGGGTCAAGTGAGCGAACAAAAGAGCAAAGAACCCTTTGATGACTTGATTAAGTCAGTGCTAGGCGTAATCGAAGCGGATCAATCAGAACTGCAAAGACTGCGAGAGCAACGAGACGATTGGAAAAATCGATATTTTAGAGAGGCAGAGAGGCTTGACCGAATCGAAGCAATTCTTCGAGGCCTAGAAGATGATTCTTCGCAGATAAACACGGGATTGAGTTTCACGGCGGCTGTTGCGTTGGTTACGCTTGCAATGGTGATTGTGTTGTTTTTTGTAAGTCGTGGAGGCTAACGAAGTGAGCGAGTTTTTCACCGGCTACGATCCAACGCTAGAGCGACGCGACGAATTGCAAAGCGGTTCGGTTTCGATGCCGTTTGCGATTCGTGACTTCGCCGCACCGGAAGAGATTGATCCGCGAAAACTGATGAGGCACGACAAGCAGGGCAGCATGGGAAGTTGCCAAGGTTTTTCGCTGACGAATTGCGGCGAGTATCTTTTGGCCTTAGGGCACGGAGCGGTAAGCGAATCGCGGCAGTTTTCGCAATTGTTTGCCTACCTTGAGTCACAGCGAATCGATGGGTTACTCGGACGCGATGCGGGTTCGACGATTAGCGGCGGCTTGAGAGTTGCGAAGGAGATCGGCTATTTACTCGAATCAGCCTTGCCGTATCGAACGCCGTATCCGAACAACGCTCGAAGCCTGATTACCGATCAAATGAGACTTGAGGCTTCGCCTTATCGCATCCGTTCGCATACGTGGCTTGAGAGTTACGACGACATTTATAAGTACCTTGCGAGTGGCAGCGGTGCGGTGCATACGGGGACTACATGGAACGACAGTTTCTACGCATCCAGCGGTGTCTTAGAATCGATCAGTCTACGCGGTGGCGGCGGTCACGCTACAGCGTGGCTCGGCTACTCCAGACGTAAAGACAGCAAGGGCCGCAATTACATCTGGAGACTCAACAGCCATAACGATTCTTGGACAGAAATTGCCCCTTCGGTAATCGATGCGTTGTGTCGGCATCAGTACACGTCGATTGTCGGCATAAGTGACTTGAGCCTACCGGGGCCGCGTAGCGTATCGTGGCTACAGTCGAGGCCGCTAGGATGAACAAACAAGGAGGTTTGATGATGGTGCTATTGTTTTTTGCGTTGTTGTTTTGGTCACAGACTCCAGTGGTAGTCGATCCGACACAGTGCGACATTGCACCGAGTTCGAGTGAGTTGATTAGCAAACTTGAGCAAGCCGCAAAAACGCTGATTGAGACTCAAGTTGCAATCGATCCGACTCCTTCACCAAGCGACAAGCCTAAAGCGATCAAGCGTGAGATCGTCATATTCTCGGCGGAATGGTGCGAGCCTTGCGAACGGTGGAAGCGATGCGAGCAAGCGAAGTTTGCAGATGCTGGTTATACTTTCGCGTATGGCAATCCCGATGACGTTAAGCGGGTGCCTCACTTCATCATTACGGATGGCGATAAGAACGTCGAGATTAGCGGCTATATGACACTAGAGCGACTTGCAACGGAGTTGGCGAAATGACTCAGGAATCATTAATCTACATCATCGGATCAGGTATCGTCGGCGTGCAATCTACAGCGATAGCCATCTTGTTTCGCTTCTTCGTCGAGGAAAAGAAAACAACACGGGCAGACCTCCAAGAATGCCGAAGCGACCGCGAAAGGCTTTGGGCCAAAATTGAAACGCTCCAGACGGAAATCGGCAAATTATTGAGGGGTGCATAATGCGAGTGTCAGACCTGATTGAACAGATTGACGATTGGCAGACGAAGACAATTGATGAAGTGTGGGCGGAGTTGAACGCCAACACAAAGCAGTTTGTAAGCGATCAATGGTGGAGCTTGCTTGGCATCGCCCAGGTAATCGGCGAGGTTAATGTATCGCCATTCATTGCCTATCTAAAGTCGATCAATCTTGAGTGGGTTGCAACGCAGGCAGCTGGAAGAGGGATTCCGATTGGTGACGTGACTATCAATAACATTTTGCGAAACCTTGGAAGCACTGACGCTTGGCTAATCGCAGAAGCCGGTCGGCGAATGGTAACCCCGTTGGAGTTTTACGACCTCGCTCCCGATAAAAGCCTCGTTGCAACTGTCCTGAGCGGGATGCAACTTGGAGCGATCAAGCGTGAGAAAAAGGTAATTGCATCGACGCGATACAATGCCTATTGTGCCGCGATGGAAGCGTGGGACGGAAGCCCTGATACGGAGCCTACCCTGTGACAATTGCCCTACAAGGTAGCGATACAGCAAACTCGACGACGATAACAATGCCAAGTCACGCAGCAGGCGATCTATTGCTGTTTTTTGCATACCGCGACAACTCAGCGACAGTGCCAACAATCCCTAGCGGTTGGATTACGCGGGTTAGTTTGTCGCAGTCGGTCGGTTCGCTGGCGATTGCTTACAAGCACGCACAAAGCAACGCAGAGACTAGCGGCACATGGACAAACGCAACGCAGATATTTGCGTCAGTGTGGAGAGGCGATCCGAACACGTTGATTTTCCCGAACTATATTAGCTCCAACAATGCGACCAGTACGACGATCAACTACCTATCGCAAACGGCGAACACTTTTCAGACGAACGCAAGCGACCAAGCGTTAGTCGGCTGGGTTGCAAATCGAAACTCGGCTAATACGTTATCAAGTCCAACTGGCATGACGCTAGCACAGTCGGCAACGGATGGTTCGACTTGGCAGACGAGACTCGATTACCAGTTATCACGCACGACAATCTGGGCCAGCACAAACGTATCGGTAACTAACTCGGCAGCATGGCGGACATTCGTTCTGTCTCTGGTGGAGTCGCCGGTGTACGGCGTAAGTGGTGGCGGTGGCGGATTGATGCTACCAAACGCATTTAGCGGAGGATACGACGGATAATGAGCAAGCGAAAAACTGGCGGATCAACGAGCGTATCACTACCCATCTTTGTTAGAGACACAACAAGCACAACCGGCGCAGGTCTTGCGGGTGTAACTCACGCATCGAGCGGTCTTGTGTTTGAGTACCGCAGGGCCGGTCAGTCGTCTTGGACTTCGGTGACTCCAGTAAGCAAGACTCTCGGCACATATACCAGCGGCGGCATCGTCGCGGATGGTTCGCTGGATGGAGCCTACGAGATTGATCCGCCAAACGCGGCGGTTGCGTCTGGCGTTCCGTTTGTGGTTATCAGGATTCGTGGCGTTGCTAATATGCTTCCGGTCCTTATCGAGTACGAAATCGATGCGGTAAACTATCAGGACGCTGACGGGTTCGGCCTATCGCGTATAGATGCGGCGGTAACGAGTCGAATGGCTACGTACACGCAACCAACTGGATTCTTGACGGCTACATTTCCCGCGACGGTTGCAAGCACGACAAACATTACTCAAGCAAGCGGTATCACACTAGCGGCGGTGACGCATACGGGAGCGACGATACCATTCGTAAACACGGTGGACGTCGTGAACGAACTTGGTACTGATGCACTTAACGCAAACTCTTTACAGGACGACATTGCATCGGCTGTATGGAGCAGTCTCACTACGGCAACTTGGCCTACCGATTCTTTCGGCAAGCAAGTGTTGATAGGATCGTCAACGCAGCGATCAGTTGCGGTAACGGGTAGCCATCATGTTGCATCCGTGCTTCACGATGCCGAGCCTGATTCGATTCCCGAAGATGCCTTCGTTACGGGTGCGTTGTCGGCTAGGGCATTGGCGGCGGATGCGGCTACGGAGATAGCAACGGCGGTAGGTACGTTGCAGGTGTTAACGCGGTTGGATTCGATGATTGAGTCTGATGGAGCGGGTCAGTTTAGGTTTGATACGATTGCTTTGAGCATGGCACCGACTGGCGGCGGTGGCGGTGGCGGTGGAAGCACCGACTGGACGTCGAATGAGCGGTCGGCTATTCGTAGCATCCTTGGGTTCAATTCGAGCGGCTCGGTCGTTGATCCATCGGTTGGTATTCTGGATGAGATCAGGGACAAGACCGCGTTGATTACATCAGGCACGGTTCAGACCGCGTTGCCAGTCACGTCAAGCGGTCAGATTACAAGCCCATTGGTTATCGGTGACGACTACCTGTCGGCTAATGGCAGGGCCTTTAGCTGGACGGTTGCATTGCCTGCCGGATTCGTTGCGGCTACCGCCTCTTGCCGATTCGGTATGCGATTTGAGGACGAGACGGGCGTTAATTCGTTCGTTGCTACGGGCACGGTAACGGATGCCGGAAGCGGTAACGTGACACTATCGTTCGATGTTGCTAAGACGGTCACAGGCGATCTAAGACCGGGTTGGTATGATTGGTCGGTCGAGATTGTTTCGGCGTCTGGCGTCGAGGTTACGAGGGTTAAAAGCGGTAAGAATGCCGAGTGGCAGGAGAAGCAGACATGATAAAAAAACCGGCCCCCCATACTCAAGGTACTCCCAAAGTGTCTCAAAATGCTACACGCAGACCTTTCG